TGGAGTAGCCCAGGCCGTTCATGTTCCACTTCCAGAGCTTGTCAGCCTTGGTGTAAACCGGGCTAATCTAAATTAGAAATATAACCGCCGGAGACAAAAGAAAGAGCCGCCGCGAGAGCGTCTCAATCTGTTTTGGCCTGCTCAATGGTCCTGTTCCAGCATATCAGCGACCTTTTCCGTCATGCTTTCGTATTCGTCCGGAAACGTCTCGCACATCCAGCGTTGGCAGCCGCGCACACCTCTGCCGTACAAAAACTTGCCCCACAGAAATGCTCCGGCTGCAATGGCCAGTGTGCCCAAGCCTACCCGTCCGAAGTCTTTTGCCATGACTTTGGTGTTGAGTGCTTTGATTTTGTCCATTGAAATCACCTCCATAAAGGGCTGTGCAATTCCTGCGTCCGAAAAAGAAAAGAGCCGCCTGTTACGGCGGCTCGATCCTTTGTCAAACATCCCTGCTCAGGAATATCTCATTTCCACGACGCCATACCTTGACCGGACGCTTCGACCGCTTGATGGCCGCGGCCAGACAAGACCGGCAGACCGCCGGGGATTTATAATCGGTCTCGCTAAATTCCACCTTTACGATCTTAGCGTCGCCGTTCGTAAACTCCTCGATCAGCTCTTGCAGCTTGTGATAGCCGTTCATCTTCGGTATCTGGCCCACAGGTGTCAGTTTCATGCTCATTTACTCCTTTCGCTTATGGATTTCTCCATAATAGGAGCTGTGCTTTCTGCGAAAGCCACCGGAGCATGGTCATCTCGCAGGGGTAATCCTCGAACCCCAGTGTCTCGCAGGTGATAAGCCCCTCCAGTACGCCGAATATCACTTCGGCCTCGTACTGCTTGTAGGGGAAGAACAGACCGCCCAGTTCCCGGTGGATTGCCCCGCAGCCGGAGCACCGCAGGCGGCGCATGGGAACTCTGGAGGTTTGCCGCCCTTTCGTCCGTACCAGTCTGGGCACGCTGTCGTAGTATTTCAACCGTCCGCCGCACCGGGGACAGGCGGAGCACTCGTTCATCACCATATCCAGCCCTCAAATCTTAATCAAAAATATTGTGTAGGAATATGCTTGACAATTCGTACACTTATCATATATGATTAGAGCGGGCGGCGCAAGGGGCAAAAAGAAAAGGAGCCGCTGATTAAGCGACCCCAATTCCTATTTAGTTCTTTTGCTTGTGTGCTCTGATGATTGCCCTTGTGATCTGAACGCCAGCAATAATCGCCGCGCCAATCATCATACCATGGATCGCATTTTTGGCGCCTTGTCTCATTCCTTCGTTATAAAATGCTGTCAAAGCCGCCCCATGCTTATCCAAAAGCAAATTAAGCTCGTCGATTTGTGCATTCGTCATGTATTTCATATAGAACACCTCCATAAAACCCACTGTAAATCTTGCGAAAGGAGACACCCAATGAAGAAACACGTGAACCCAGCCAAGCATTTGCATGAAGTCTATACTATGCAGGGCGGCGTAAAAGAGTACAACAAAAATCAGCGAGCCTGGGGTGCGCTACTATTTGCGGGCAGCGTTTTTCTACTCCATGCGGTAGGCGGCCGTATCGTTGACAAAATCGAACGCCGAGAAATTAAAGCCTTGAAAAAGAGGGATGACCTATGCTGACCCAATGCCCAGAGTGCGAATTGCCAGTGAGCGATAAGGCAAATGCCTGTCCTCATTGCGGATATCCTCTGAAACCTTCTGAAAAAATAAAAAGACCTCGCAAATCCAACAAGCGACGGCGATTGCCGAATGGCTTTGGTCAGATCAGTGAGATCAAAAATCGTAATTTGAGAAATCCATTCCGAGCCATGGTAACTGTGGGGAAAACTTCTGATGGCAGACCCATTTGCAAACCGCTCAAGCCAGAATCATACTTCGCCACCTATAACGATGCCTATGCCGCTCTGGTGGAATATAACAAGAATCCATATGACCTTGGAACAGCCATCACCATGCAGGAGCTCTATGACAAGTGGCTTCCAGAATACGAAAAGACCGTCAAGAGTACAAAGGCGGTGACCAGTGCCTGGCCTTACTGTTCGGCAGTTTACAAGATGCGAGTTATGGACATTCGAGCCCGTCATGTAAAAGGCTGCATGGAAGAGGGCGTGGCCACTGTTCGAGGCAGAGAGCAGCATCCAACAGCCACCATGAAGAACCAAATCAAATCCATGTTTAACATGATGCTGGACTATGCGTTGGAATATGAGTTAGTGGATCGAAACTATTCCAGAACCTTCAACCTCACGGAAGAAACCGTCAAAGAGATCCAGAAAGTAAAGAAGGGGCATATCGCTTTTACAGATGATGAAATGGAATTGCTCTGGAATAATATCGATGAGAAACATGGTATCGACATCCTGCTTATCCAGTGCTACTCCGGCTGGCGCCCTCAGGAACTGGGACTACTGGAACTAAAGGATGTGGATTTAGAGAGCTGGACATTTCAAGGCGGCATGAAGACGGATGCCGGTGAGAATCGTGTTGTCCCCATTCATTCCCGTATTCAGGACCTGGTACTCAAAAAATATCGAGAAGCAGAAGCAATCGGAAGCCCGTATCTGCTTAACTGGGCAGACCCCAACAACCGAAACAAGAAGAACTTTGAGTTGACCTATGCTCGGTATCAGAAAGCCTTCGAGCGTATCCGTGATGAATTGAAACTAAACCCCGAGCACCGTCCTCACGATGGTCGCACCCACTTTGTGACCATGGCAAAACGCTATGGGGTGGATGAGTATGCCATCAAATATATGGTAGGTCACAAGATCTCCGACATCACAGAAAAGGTCTACACGCGCCGCGAATTTACTTGGCTTCGAGAGGAGATTGAGAAAATAAAATAGACCTTGCCAAGCTCGCTTTCAGTGTAGGAGTATAGGTGTAGAAATAAAATCAACCACATCAAGAAGTGTAGGAATATGGTTGTATGAATGGTACAGAAATAATATACGAATTACCTACACTTACCCGCTTTTAACTACTCTTATCTGTTCTGAAAACCATTGGTATTACAGCAGTTAACAGCACTTAGAAGCAGGTAAAAGTGTAGTTAGTTTCTATCATAAAAACCAATTATCCCGTAACCCCAAGGCAAAAACGGTCAAGGTGTAGGAGTAATCGAGGAATAATCGACTCTCCTACACCTCTTTTTACACCGTTCTGCCGCTTTAGATACAGGAGCAGAGGCCAGACCCACTCGCATCAGTATCCACGCACATCCTCGACAAATGACCCGTTTCTCAAGTGGTTTTCGTACGCTTCTCGAATGATGCGAATAGCGATGTCTACTTCTCCATTTTGAAGATCGTTGTCTTTGATGATCTCCTCATATTCCGCATAGATCCGAAAGACTCGCTTAAACTGCTCCCTGGTCACAGGATTATCGGGGCAAACGCAGTACGAGGCAAAACTTATGATCGAGCTGCGCTTGCTTTCAATGTAGAGAGACATGGTGATTTCGGTGTTCTTATCCATTTCTTCTTTCAGAACCTCAATGGACTGATCATACACCACCGCTCTATCATTTACCCATTTCATCCAGGCGTCACGCTTGGCGATATTATCTTCGCTGTAATGGGATTCCACGCTGTTCAACACGGTCTTCACATCGTGAATCGTCGCGGACATTTCTCGCATGGTCTGCCG